AACGGAATAGATTTACCACGAAGAGTATTTTGTGCAGCTGTCTTATTACGAGCAGATGCTACAGTGATAATCTTATTTCTATTAACAGCATGCTCAAGTCTCAATACTGTATCTGATACTTTCGCATTCTTACCATCTCTTGTAAATGTTTGGTCCATACGTAAATATGGAGGTAAGCATTCACGTAAGTTTTTAAGAGTTTGCAAGTTATCTTTGGAACCTTCTAAGGCTTTATGCATAAATGCAATAGTAGAGTTAGATGTACCAAAGTTAAATAAGTGTAAATATCTAACGTCAGCTGATAATGTCTTACCATGCTGACGAGGGAGTTCCAAGAATATATTCATATTATAGATGGAGCAGAAGAATAATGCCATATTACCACGATGCAGCTCTAATGGAATACCTTTACCACTACCACCTTGATCTGGTACACGTACCACTTCACGAGCGAAGTACCAGAAGTTTACCATACACTCAGCTAAAACCTTACTTTTATAGTAAGTACTTAAGTTTGGATCATGTGGGTCTATACCAGCAAGGTCAGGATCTAGGAGTGCAAGCATGAATTTATTATTCTTTATCCCAATTGCCTTTAAATACTGATGCATCTTTAAGAAGCTAGTATTCCTTGTAGACATTTGATAATAAATCTTCATAAATACCTCTAGAGTGATATATTATAGACATGATATAATGATATAGTTATTTATAGATAGGAGGTTATATCATGCTATTTTCAATTAAGGAAATTAAGTTATTAAACAAGGAGTTTAGACCAACAGTAGTGATATACTATATAGTATTATTACTTACATTGATCATCATATGTGGTTCTGTAGTAGATCCACATTTTATGGTTAGATGGTTATACTATCTAGTAATGAATACTACCAATAATATCAATACTGCAACAACAGCGATGCTATTTGGTAACTTCATTAAATTATTATGTATCTTCTTGTTAGGAAGATATGCTCATCACTTATATAGATTCATTCATATAAGAATCTATGGTAAGAGAAAAAAATTATAAGCTTAATATCTCCCATAGGATTCTAAGATCCTATGGGAGGTAATTATCTTATTTTTTTTCTTTTGTTGCTTTTTTAGCTTCAGATACTTTTTCTTCAGCATCTTCAACAATTTCTTCTTCTTTTACTGGAGCAGCAACAGGTTTTTCTTCTTTAGGTTTAGAAGCAGCTGCTTCTTTTTCTTTTTTCTTAGCTTCTTCAGCTGCTGCTTTAGCTTCTTCAGCTTTACGAGCTTCTTCCTCAGCTTGAGCTTTTGCAGCTTCTTCTTCAGAAATAGTAGGAACAGCTGGTACGTTATAGTTAGTAAAATCTAATACTACTGTAGCACCAGTAGGTAAGATTTCATATACTGTAGCTTGTTGAGAAATGCAATCAGCAATTTCTTCTACAGTCAAAACTTCACGATAAATACCACGTACAAGACGGTTACGTAAACGAATTGGACGACGGCAATTTACATTAACTAGTTTAGTCTTCAAAGTTTTCATCATATGCCTCCTGAACAGAAACGATTAAATCATCATCAATAAGATCATAAGCTTCTTTCAATTCCACATTATCTTGGATTTCATCAGCAAGATCTTTACTATCGTTATCATGAGTACGATCGATATCAGAAAGCAATTCAATTTCAGCTGCATCATCTTCGTCATCAGCTTCAATATCAATTTCTTCATCGTCTAATTCTGCTACAGAATCGATATCAGTGTTGTCATCATCATCATCTAATTCGATTTCATCCATAGCATCAACGATGTTATCAATAGTATTATCCATGTCATTATCAGTAGCAGTGGAGTCAGCAACAACATCTTCTACAGTAGAAGCTGCATCATCTAACTCTTGGTGGATAGTTTTATCATCAGCCATGTTAAAGTCCTCCTTAAAATATTAATAATCTTCTTCATCATAACCGATGTAATCATCGTTATCATCTGCAAGATTATCTAAATCATCATCGGATAATGAAGACAATGCTACATCGTCATCATCCATAATTTCATCATCATCGTCACCATCTTCAATGGCATCAATGATATCTCTTTTAGCAATTAAAGAGTCTAAGAAAGCATTTTCATCGACCATTACATCGAATGCATCTTTCTCATCGATTTGCTCTTTAAAAAAATTATCGAGTTCACTGTTCATTGCAGTACCTCCATTAAGATTACTGATATGTTAACGTGATACATTTTTTAATATAGTTTGAACTTGACGTTCTAGGATATAAATAATCACAGGAACGTAGTAAAATATATCATGTTGAGGAATAGTATAGTTAAAATCTTCTAGAGATTTAAGTAGGAATTCTTCAAATCTATTCATCTTATCTGTATTATTATTGAAGTAATCAATAACGATATTCTTAAAGTAGTTTAGATCATCAGTTTCATAACGTTCATTATCTCTAATACGCATTACTGTATCATCATCAAATGATGGTACTTGCCAATAATCACCCATCTTATATTCATAGAAGATATAATAATAGTTTTCTAAGCTATAATATAATATAGATGTCTTATCTTCTACTAGCATACCATAGCAAGATGGATTACATATAGTACCAATATCTTTTCTTTCTAATGAATGGAAGAAAGATTTAGAATAGTCTAAAACAAATGTAGCTCTAGTAGGAAGTTGATGGGCTACGTGTAAGTAATCCAAATCACCATTATTCATAATATCATGACGTTTAATGAACTCAATCATGTAGCTATCATAGAAATTATGATCATCATAAGAAAAAATAAAAGTCTGAGTTTTATTACTATAGAAGAGACTTCTATAGTAAGCAATCATATCCTGACAGATGTTTTCAACTCTACTAATATAATTATAATCATCATCTTTGATTACTAGAGATAAGTTAGTACCGATATTAGTTGTATCCATAGTATAGGATTCTACAACTAAGGAATCGATATCTGTATTATCACCATCATGAGAGCTTAGACGATAAGAGATCTTATACATATTAGCCCCAGTAGGCAATGTATCTAATGATACACTTGTAACTTTGAAGAGATACTCTTCATTAGTATGATTAATAATAAAATAGTCTTGAGGATAAGGTTTGAATGAGTTAGGTAATATATAAGCATCACCTTCGATTGTATCTGATTCAAGACCAAAATCACCAGCATCCATTTGAACTTGAATTCTATCAAGACCAAAGA